CTGGTGGCCCCACGATCGCCGCGCAGCGGCGCATCGACCGTCTGCTGGGGCCTGCGCTTGTGGGCTGCCTGCAGCTTCTGCACGTCGAGCAGCGCCGTCACAGTGCTGCCGGCTGGTAGGCTAGGGAGCGGGCGTGCCAACTAGACCACACGCAGCCTGCCCAGTCTGCCGCCGGCTGCACTGTGACGACCCATCGCACCACGAGCAGCGGCGCCGCTATGAGAGCGGCTGGCATCGGCGACCAGCAACAGAGCGCCGCGACGTGCACACAGACTGGAGCGAGCGCAAGCGGCGCGCCGGCGCCGTCGCTGCGCACCGCGCCGTCTACGGCGACTGGTGTCCCGTCTGTGGTCGCCGCGACGTGCCGCTCGAGGCCGACCACATCGTGCCCGCAGCCCTCGGAGGCGCAGATGGTCCGCTGCGCGTCATCTGCCGCGACTGCAATCGCCGCGCTGGCGCTCGCCTGGGCGGGCGGCTGAGCCGGGGGCGGGCGAAAACTTCGCGGGGTCCCTCGACAGGCCGCGCGGGGACGAGGATTTTTTCGGCCACAGAATCAGGAGTTTGTTGAGCATGCCCGCCGGTCGTAAGCCCGCGCTCGCCAGCTTGCGCGTCGTCTCATCGACGCGCCCCAACACGATGGCCTCCCAGGCGCCGCCCGAGGAGGTGGTGGAACCGCGCTGGCGCGACCTGCTCGGTAGCGGACGCGAGGCCCGCGACGCTCGCGCCTACTGGCGCACGATCGTGCCGCGTCTGGCAGATGCCGGCGTGCTCTCTCGTCTCGACGAGGTGACGATCACCGAGGCTTGCATCTGCTGGGCCCGCATCCGTGAGGCGGAGCGCGGCCTGACGGCCCACGGTGCTGTGCACGATGGCGAGCGCGGTCCGCGTCGCTCACCGTGGCTGATCGCGCTGGCTCAGTACCGCCAGGCGCTGCGCTACTACATCAGCGAGCTCGGCCTCTCGCCGGTCGCGCGTGCTCGCCTGGCCATCCCGCGCAGCGACTCGCAGGAGCTCGACCTTGACTAGGCCGCGCCAGCTCATGCCCGTGATGCCGCGGCTGGTCGCTGCAGTAGCGGCCTGCCCGTTGCCCGATCTGCGCAGCTCGCGCGATGAGCGCGCCGAGGCGCTAGCAGTGCGCCTGCGCCGGCTCGGCTACCGCGTCGATGCCGAGCAGGGGTTGCACGCTGTACGCTTCATCGAGCGCTACTGCCGTCACGCCGGCGGCCGATGGTATGGCCGCCACTTCCGCCTGCTGCCGTGGGAGTTCGTGCTCGTCTTCGCGCTGTTTGCCTGCCGCGACTCGGATGGTGGGCGCCTCTTCCGCCGGCTGTGGCTCGAGGTCGGCAAGAAGAACGGCAAGACCGCGCTCAGCTCAGCCATCCTGCTCTACGTGCTTTACGGGCTCGGCCACCACGGCATCGGCGTCTACAGCGCCGCCTCCTCGCGCGATCAGTCGGCACTGGTGTACACCCAGATGGCCAGCATGATTCGCCAGGATGCGGTCCTGCGACGCCAGGCGCGCATCTACGACTCGCGCCACACGATCTACTTGCCGAGGACAGAGTGCATCTATCGTGCCCTGGCGGCCGACGCCAACCACGTCGATGGCATCGTCGTGCAGGCGGCCGCCATCGATGAGGTCCACCGCCATGGCAGCCGCGATCTGTGGGACGTGTTGCTCAACGGGATGGGCACCTCGCATGAGCCGCTGCTGCTGGCTTCAACGACAGCCGGCGCCGGCCGCGAGGGGCTTGCCTGGGATGAGCATCAGCATGCGCAGCAGGTCATCGAGGGCCTGGTGGACGATGACCGCCTGCTGTCGGTCATCTACAGCGTGCCGGAGGATGCCGACTGGACGCAGCGCAGCGTCTGGCAGCGGGCGAACCCCTCACTGGGCAGCGTCCTGCGCGAGGACGACCTGGCAGCCGCCATCGAGCGGGCGCGTCACACCCCAAGCGAAGAGCACGCGGTACGCCGCCTGCGCCTCAATCAGTGGGTGGCCGCCGAGACGCGCTGGATCGACCTGCAGGCGTGGGATGCCTGCGGCGGTCTGATCGTCGAGCGAAGGCTGGAGGGGCGGCCGTTCTACGGCGGGCTCGACATCAGCCACAGCCGCGACTTCACGGCCTGGGCGCTGGTCTTCCCCTGGCAGGATGACGCCGACGAGCTTGGCATCGACGTGCTGGTCCGCCTCTGGCTGCCGCGCGATGCCGTATCTACGCTGCGCCCCCAGATGCGCCCCACCATCGAAGCTTGGGTGCGCGAGGGCTGGATCAGTCTCACCGACGGCGACACGGTCGATCTGCGTGCCGTGCGCGACCAGGTGCTGGCCGACTGCCGGCGCTTCTCGGTCGCGCAGATCGGCTACGACCGCTTCCACGCTCACGGCATCATCCACGACCTGGTCGAGCAGCTCGGCGAGGACGTGCTGGTCGACGTGGGCCAGATGTTCCGGACGATGAACGCACCCTGCAAGGAGTTGGAGCGACTGCTGGCCCGTCGACGCCTGCGCCACGGCGGCAACCCTGTCCTGCGCTGGATGGCCGCCAACGCGGTGGCCGAGACCAACCAGGACGACCTCATCAGGCCGTCTCGACGCCGCTCGCCGGAGAAGATCGACGGCCTGGTGGCCAGCCTGATGGCGCTTGAGCGTTGCATGCACGAGAGCGGCGAGCAGCAGCTTGTTGTCTACGTCGGAGGCGCGACATGAGAGGAGCCCTCGGCACCGTGATCGAGCTGGCCGGTCTGGCGCTCGTCGGCTACGGCATCTGGACGTTCTCCACGGCGGCCGGCATGGTCTGGGCCGGGCTGATCGTCCTCGGCATCGGCATCGCCGCCGGAGGCAGACGGTGAGCCTGTTGCGCAGCGTCATCCGCGAGCTGCGCGGCGCCGAGCGCGATGCCGCCTTCTGGTCGCCAGGCAGCCGCTATGCGACCTACGCCGGCCTGGCCGTCACGCAGGAGACGGCCATGACCTGCTCAGCGGTCTATGCCGCCGTCTCGCTGATCTCCGAGACGATCGCCACCCTGCCCGTGGACGTAGTGCAGCGCTACGCGGATGGCTCGCGCTATGCGCGCCCGAAGCCGATCTGGATGAACAGCCCCAACGAGGCCATCGGGCTCGACTGGCCCGGACTCGTGCAGCAGACGATGACGAGTTTGCTGCTCGACGGCAATGCGTTCATCGGCGTGGCGCGCGATGCCCAGCGACAGCCGGTTGCCCTGTGGCCGCTCGACCCGCAGCGCGTCACCGTCGAGCTCGACTACCAGCGCGGCGTCGTGCGCTACTTCGCTGCCGCGCGCGACGGGAGAGCCGAGCTTGAGCGCGCCGACCTGCTGCACATCCGCGGCCTGACGATGCCCGGCCAGCTGCGCGGTCTCTCGCCCGTCGAGCAGGCGCGCCAGTCACTCGGCCGCACGCTGGCAGCCGAGCGCTTTGGGGCCACGATGTTCAGACGTCTGGCGGCTCCGGGTGTGGTCATCACCTCCGACAAGGTCGTCACCGAGGAGCAGGCTCGGGCACTCGCCGAGCGTTTCGATGCCGCGCACGCCGGCTCCGAGAACAGCTTCCGCACGGTCGTGCTGGGCTCGGGCGCGCAGCTGCACACCGTCACGCTGACGCCCGAGCAGGTGCAGATGATCGAGACCATGCGCTACGGCGTGCTCGATGTGGCGCGCTGGTATCGCATCCCACCCTACATGCTCGATCCCAGCGTCAGCAGCACCTGGGGGAGCGGCATAGCAGAGCAGTCCATCCAGACGGTGCAGTACATGCTCGCGCCCTGGACGGTGCGCCTGCAGCATGCCTTCGAGCGGCTGCTCTACGAGACCTACCTGGATCAGTCCTACACCGCGCGCTTCGACTTTCGCGCATTCCTGCGCGCGGACCCAGAGAAGCAGGCGAAGTACCTTGAGGCGAAACTGCGCTGCCGGGCGATGGTGCCCAACGACTGGCGCGCGCTGGATGATGAGAACCCGCTGCCCGACGGTGGCGAGCCGCTGTGGTCGGTGCAGTGGCAGCGATGAGGAGGGACACGATGAGAGAGCTACGCCACGCCGATAC